TGACCACTATAGATCATATCAACTAAGTCTTTGTTTGTAAATCGTGGGATACCGAGTTCGTCAGTTTTCATAAGCATACACTTATTTTAACTGATATTAATCAAATTGTCAAGAGAATTATCTCCATTATCTTGACTTTGTTTGTGTGCGGCCTGAGCAGTACGTACTCTCATCTCTAACTTGTACATTTCTAGTATAGACGCAATTTGCGCCTGAACACTTGGATTATGCGTTTGAAAATACTTACGAGAAAGCGAACTAATATTTTGTTCAATCTCGTTATTAGATAACGCATCAAATGAATCTACTAGTGGATTAAACATTACGGTGTAAATTGACCAATATATTCAATATAAACAACGCTGCCGCCATCAACAGTAAACACATCAACCATAATAGGATCGCTAGTTGAGTCAATGTCTAAGTTTGTTGGATAGCCTGGACCGTACTTAATTGAGCCGCCGGATTCTGTACTCCAAGTAACTCTGTGATTGTTATCTCCACCACTTGCTGTGAGTGCTATACGAATTTTTCCGTATTTTAAGTTAGCTGGCCACAATGCAAAACGTAGTGTTACGTCTGCTGTTACTGTAACTGCTTGGTAATGTCCATTGGTAAAGTTAATGTCTGTTTGACTGTTAACCCCTGCAATAACGTTTACTTCTTGTGTTACTGATTGTAAACTAGCATCTTCAATAATAGTTGCGTTAAAATCATTTAGATTGTTACCACTATCATATGTAATGCCTTGTGCTGTTGTAGACTGAATTGCTTCAATCTCTGTTTTTGATGCCACAAAGTTTGATTTAATTGTTGAGAAGTTATCTCTAAACCCTTGCGAATCGTTATCTTGTCCTGCGACCGGATACGCTGCATCAATATTTGTTGTGTTTATATTACTTGCCATTGTTTTTATCTCCAAAGATATTTATTATATATTTAACTCGTAGTTAGCAAATACGAAGTATTTAGGATCTCCAACACCTTCAGTGCTGTCTATCAGGAATCTATCAATATCTAACTCAAACTGTCTGTAATCAAATTCACTAAAATTAATTGCAGCTTTGATAGTTTCACTTGTACCAGGTTTACAATAACAAAGAGGTATTGCTAGTGTATATCCTAGCTCTTGTATACTGTCTTGCTGTGCTGTACGCATCCACAGTGGTAAAAAGTTTCTCTCTGTTCTTCCTAGTTGACTAAATTTCTTTCGCAAATTACTTATATTGCTAATGTATCTTACAATTTTATTAGTATCACTTACTTTAATTGCGTTTATATCTGTACGTATTGTATTTTCTGCTGGTTGAGGTCTAGCAGCTAGGTTATTATTAGGAAACCCTTCGTTTGTTATTTCGATGTCAATACCGCTTCTAATCTCAATTTGTACATTAGTACCATAGTCATAACTAACATCGCCAGTGCGTCTACTAATTGTTATGCTACGTCTATTAAGCCCTACACCTTCTGAAGATGATCTTGTATATACTAGTATTTGATTTTTTGCATCATCGTATAGTGGGTTGTTAGGTTCAGCTCTTACACTGTTGACTAAAATTTTAGCATTATTTTTAATAGTAATTGACTCAGCAACCTTGCCATCTTTTTCGTAAGGATCTTTAATATCTAAATAAACTACTTCATATACTACATTATTAGTTCCGGGTATCTTTGCAACTGCGGTTTTCAAATCACCAATTTTATAATTTTTTCTTTTAGTAGTAAGAGCAGATGCCGCAACATACTGTTCTGCTAGTTTAGACTCAATGCCTGAATACACTAATAATTTAATGTCTCTTGTTAATCCAAACTCAGAATCGTTTGGTCTGTATATATTTTCAGTTGGAAATATTGCAACATCTCTTACAAAGTTATTAAATGTAGTTCTCTGTGTTTGTTTTAGTAATGGTGAAAAATATATGTTTGAATACAACTTATCATCAGGATCTGATATATCTATTGTAAAGGTTCTAGTAATTGCACTATATCCAAAATGGTCTTGTGCTTTTACTGTAAATGTATAAGTTCTATCTATGCTAGTAGTATTACCGTCTAATTTTAAATTAGCACTATCGAATACAGTTAGTCCTACATTGTTAACTGATCCAAAGTTATTAATTTTACCAATAATTTCACCATCGTATGCTAATTCTAAACCTGGAGGAAGTGTTCCTGAGTCTACTGAATACAATACAAATGCATCTGGAACATCACTAGTTGCTACTACACTAAGTGTAGATAGAAAGTTTGAATTAATATCGCCTAAGTCAGAAGGTGTAACCCAATTAATATTACTATTAACTTCGCCAAGTAGTAATACTTTAAAAGTTTTTTGTGTCTCTGTGCTTTCTGCACTACTGCCAGTAACACGTACAGCGTTTACAGTAAACTTGTATTCTCTTGTCACAGCAGGCTGATATGGCACTAGCCCAGACACTTCGCCGGTCTGTGCATCAAGTTGCATACCAGGTGGAAGTGTGCTTGTACTACCGTCATCGTTTGTAGTCTTTAACTCATAATATGTGTAACCAGTTAAACTGTTAGGATCAATAATATCTAAAAATAATGTAATGTAATTATTTGCACGACGAACCCCAAGGTCACTTGGTGTTAGCCATATTGGTGTTCTAATGTGCGTGTTGTCTGCAGAGAAGATGCCCGACCCAACTTGCATAATTGTGTTGTCTGCACGTAAAAAATCATCTCCAACAACGTATATTCTAAAAGTACGCTGTGCTGTAGTATCACCATCAGTGACACTTATTGTAAACTGGTAAAAGCGATTTAGTTTTTTAGGTACCTGAGTTGGTGTTGCAAAGTCATAGATAGTTATATCATAGTAAAAACTATCAAACCCCTGTGCGCTTGCTATACTAAAATCGTATGGGTTTCTATCAAATTGGCTCTCGTCGTAGAATCCGCTACGTGCATTTTTTTCTAATGCAAGTACTGGGTCAACTACACCAATAAGTTTGCCGTCTCGTGTTAAAGTAATTCCTGGTGGTAACTCTCCTGAATCTGCACCTAAGAAATATGTTAGTACTTGTCCCGAGCTAGTATCATTGTCTATTACTTGAAACTGATACTCGACTGGAGTACTGTCTAATATATAGAACGTGCCATTAGCACCAATGTCTAATAAGTCTGGAGTAGTAATCCACTGTGGTTCATCAGGGCCTTGTACTTCGATGTTATAAGTACGGTCTTGTACTTCGTCGTTTAATGTTGCTCTAACTACAAATCTGTAAATAGTATTTCTTGGTACTTCTAACGGAGTGCCTTCAATTATGATTCCGCTAAGCCTCATACCTTTTGGTAACTTACCGCTAATTAATTTAATAGTAGCTGAGGGATCTACAGGTAACGCAACTGTTGTAGTAATACGCTCCTGAAGCTGTGCAAGTTTAGTACCTGATCGTTGTGTCCAAATTGTCATCTATACGTTCTCCGTACAGTATTTATCGGCGCTAGGCAATAGTTCCGAGGTCGATATTTGTATCTGATATATCACTACCAATAAATCCGCCCATATCTACAGAAGCATTATTAAGCACATAATCAATTAATGAATTAAATTGTCTATTAATAATTGGACCAAAGTCCCATTCTTGATCGAAGTAAGCGTAAATTGGTCTAACATCAATGCCGTGTACTAGTCCAGTTAAGTTACCAAACATTTGTCCTGCACTAAGTGTATCAGCATTAATAATATTCTTTTGATTAGCATCTAATGTTCCGCCCAACCTAGGACTAACATCCTGTTCAACTAAATTTAGTGGGTCAACATCTACAAATACTGTTTGTCCGGAGACTGCGGTATTAATATTTTGTCTACCTTCTATACCTAAATAATTTCCACCACCTACATTTACACTTCCGTTATCAGATAATACAAGTATACTTGTTAGCCCACCTGTGGAACTAATAGTAAGAGTGTCGTTGTTTGCTGTAATTTGTGTATTTGCACCTGGAATTATACGCTTAAATTGTAATGTATTATTGACATTGTCATAATATATGCCTTCGCCGGTTACGCCACGGTTGGTTGCACTTAATACACCTGTAGCTATTCTGCTGTCAACATCTGTAAAGTTAGCATTTACTTTAATAAAGGCTTCACGGAGGTCATCCCCTGTACCGTCATTTGCAATGTTCCCTACATTAATATTTTGAATTGCCATTTAATATATTCTCCGTTTTATATATTTATTTAAATTAAGCTGAGGAAGGCGAAACATTGCCGCCAACTTTTGCCCATCCATCTGTAGTGTAAATCAGCATAATGTGTTGACCTGCTGTAAGAAAGGGAATTGCGTTACCACCGAATAAGTTAGACGGAGCAACATCAATGCCGGAAGGATTATCAGCCATCATTATAAAAATCTTCATTTGTCCTACAAGACCGTTTGGAAGCTGCACTGTAGGATTGCCTTCGTCAGTGACATTATAAAGTTGACTTGTAAGTACATCTAAACTAGCCACATCGCCATTAGTTCCAATAGTTTCAATTTCAGCTTTAATTGTACCCTGTGGCCCTTCAAACTTACCTACGATTTTAGCATTAGTACCGTCTATCATTAGTGTACTATCATCAGCAAACACTGAACCTAAAAAGTCACCGTCTAATGGATCTAATAAAGGTTGTAGGTCAATTGTGTTGCCACCGCTAATATTTAATTCAGTACCAATTAAGTTTAATTCTTGACTATCTGTTTCAGCTGTAAGAAAGCCTGCATCGTTTGTTAATTGACTTGTAAGTGTTGGAATAGCTAAGTCAACAGTGTTACCATTACTAATAGTTAGATTTGATCCAACAAGTGATAATGATTGACTATCTGTTTCGCTTGTAATATATCCTGCATCATTAACAAATTGACTTACGTTTGTTGGTGTATTTTGTACTTCTGCATATGTTACGTTAGCAGCTCTCCACGCTCCGGAATAGTATTTTAAATACTTGTTATCTACTGCGCCGCTAATAATTACATTTTGTAGATCTTGTAGATTTGTTACAGCATCAAATGCTGATACAATTGAATTAGGTTCCCATTGATTATTAACACTATTCCATATTAACGCTTCACCGTTTGCTGGTGCAATGCTAGATACGTTTTGTAAATCATTTGAGCGTAATGGTATAAACGGTTTATTTTGTAAATCGTTGTAATCACCAGTAAACAATATTGGAGTATTATTTAAGTCATCGTAGTTAGCAGTTGTTGCTAATGCTGATAACGCTGTTCCTCCAACATTTATTGATGCTGCTGTTAATGCTCCAGTAGTTGAAACACTTGTAGCATTTATTAACGCTGAACCTTCTAAATTTAAATTATCGCCTGCGGGCAATTCTTTTATTTTGTTGCCATCTTCTATATCAACTACGAGTGGTATTCTATTTGTCATTATACTTTTCCTACAACTATTTCAATAGTTTTCTTATTACTGTCATCACTTGATTCAAGTGCTTTACCAATTACAGTACCAATGCTCGGAGTATTATTAACCATTGCATAACCAGGTATTGCACTTGCTACTAACATATCACCTTTTTCAACAGTGCCAATTACTTTACAAGGAACACGCCCTGTTAGTGCTACTGCTATAGTATTTACCGCATCTAGCTCTGAGTTCATTAAATATCCTGGATTAGTTGAAACAACGCCTGCTATTCTATGATCATCTTTTGTAGATGCTATAGTAATTTCATCTTCACCGCCAAACACAACAACAGTGCCTGGTTCGTATGCTTCGTCGCCTACATAGTTTTCTGCTAAGTCAGCGTATTTCGCTGTTGTAGCAACTCCGCTAAGTGTGTTACCATATACAGTACCCCAACGTGATCCACTTGCACCTAAGTTACGAGTACCATTACCATCTGGAATAATATTACTGTCAACGTCTGCAACAAATGTAACTGTGTCACTTGCGGCATTACCTAAGTTAACACTACCGTTAAATTGTGCTAGTCCACCTACTGTAAGTGTTCCACTAATAGTTGTGTTACCGTTGTCAGTGTCAACTTGGAATCTATTAGTTGTGTTAGTTCCATTTCTAATTCTAAATATTTCGTTAGCTGCATTAATGTGTAAACTGTCATTAATAGTAGTTTGTCCATCAACTACTGTTGTACCGTCTACTTTTAAGTTGTTTTCAACTGTAGTAGTTGCAGCTGCAATAGTTAGCCTTGGTGTGCCGCTTGCAACCATTACGATCACATCTGCCGCTGCACCTGCAAACCCATTGCCTGCGCCTAAGCCAATACCTGTTGTATTAGCTGCTGTGCCTCCTGATTCACTTGCTGCTTCGATAAAGTTTGTGTACATCCAACTAGATGCAACATAACTCCCATCATCAAAGCTAGTTGATCCTGTTTTAGCTGCTGATTCTACAAAGTTACCACTACTGTTAGTAATGCCACCTAGTACTAAGTGTCCTGGTACTTTAACTTGTAGGTCTGCACTAGTGTTGCCAGCAGCAGTAATTATGTTAGCACCGCCCGGTGTCTTAAATGCAACTGTTGTACTGCTTAGTGTAAGAGTATCATATCCGCCAACTTTAATTTTAGAAGCATCAATTGAACCGTCAGTACCTCTTCTAACAATTGTGTTATCTCCGGTACCACTTGATATTTCAGTTGTAGCATATACGCCGTTACCTAATTTAATTAATGCTGATCCACGCTCGGTTACAGTATTTGTAGTATCTGGAACACCTACTGATGCATTTGCTTGTGTTGTATTAACTACGTTACCTGATGTATTAAACGCTCCTGCAACACTATGTAGATAAACAGTTGTTTCGTTGTTTACTGTACCTTGTACTGTACCACTTACTGCCCCTTGAGTAAGAAGATCTTCGTCATTAACTGATACTGGACTAGTAAAAACTAATTTAGTAAGAGCTGGATCTTCCCATTCTCTTGCATTGAAGTCTTTGTCTTCTAATCCAAGGCCATACTTGATTACATCACTGTAGTTAACTGCTTCAGGATCACCTGAAGTTGCAGTTTGTCTACCATATACTTGGTACTGGCCAATGTCTTTTAATTCTGCAAAAACAAGACCGTTGTCTTTAATTCTTACAAAGCCATCAGCTGTATTAAAGTTATCTGCACTAAATTTAGCAAGACCTAAGTCTGCTTGTGCTTTTGCACCAGCCCATCCAGTTGACTCAACAAATGTATCTGCAGACTGCATAAGCAACTTACTTTGACGTATTGCTGCGTCACTCTTAACATCGTTATCAATAAGACTGTCAGCTTCGTATTGTAAGTTGTATTCTGCTCCTGCCGCTGTTCTAGTAACTGTAACATTAATATCACTAGCTGTTGCTTCGCTTGCGTTTGCAATTTCATCAATTGGTCCGTCTACGATTGTTGCAAAAATACTTTGTCCTGGTTTATCATAAAGTGTTTCACCAATGTCAAATACGCCAGTTGTAGCAGTGTACGTAACCATTAACTGGTTACCAAGTAATGAATCAGTTATAGATTCAACGTCAACAACAGTACCTGCTTTTACTGAACTATTTTGTAATCCAATAACATCGCCTGCTGCCCAGTTACCACCTGAAGTTAATTCAACAACAATTCTTTTCTTACCAGTAGCAACAATAATATCATCTGCTGCAATACTGTTAAACTCAATGTTTCTTAAATCTTCTAATTGGTCATAGTCGTTAACTTTGTCATCAACATAATTTTTGTTTGCTGCTGCTGTTCCGTCAACACCTGGTAATGCTACGTTAGTGATTTGGTTTGCACCCATATCAATATCGCCTTCAAGCGCACTACTACCATTTAATGGAAGGAAGCCAACTCCAATTCTGTTGCCTCCGGGTGCTGCTGGAATTTGAGATTGCGCTCCTACATTCCAACCTAGTATACGATTGATGTAACCAACGACTGCTTTTTCTGTTGGTGTAGCTTGTCCTGAATTATCAGCCATTGAGTCATCAGCACTAAATTCGTTAATTGTAACACCACGTTTAAATCCTAATGAGTTAGCATTTGAAATACCAATTTCACCAGCAAATGTAATATCACCTGTTGCTTGATCTACACTAAAGAACTTACCAACACGGAAGAAACCGTTTTGGTCTGTACTCATCCAGAACACACGCCCTTTGCGTCTTTCCCAAACTTGTGATGTAGTTGCTGTTTCGCCATCAGTATAACTGTCTGCTAAAGCGTTTTCAGGATCACCTAAAATAACGTTTGGATAGTTTGAATCGTTAAATCCGCCTGTACCAATTTGTGTAAAGTCGTGTCCTGTTGCTCTACATAACGAAATAGCAATAGTAATTTCAGCTGTTGCTCCAAGATTAAGTCCGCAATTTAATACTCTATCACTAGCACTTATGCCGTTAGTTAAACCAGCGCCTGAATAGCCACCGTTGACATTAGTACCTTCATCACCGATTGTAATGTAAGGGAATGCCTCTGTAGTGTCGTTATATTCTGTTACTTGGTGCATTTTACCTAACCAAGTAAATACCATACCGCCTGCATAACCAGCATCGCCTGGTTGTTTGCCTGCAATATCTCTAGTCAGTCTAGTTTGTAATGGAGCACCAAGTGCAAGTATAGCAATTTTTGTATCGCCCTGTGCAGATCCAAATCCACCAGATAAGTTACCTGTTGCAACTTCAGGTGATACAAAGTTATACCCAACTTCAAGCCCTACCAAAACTTCATCAGCAGCTAGTGGTTGACCAAATGTATCAATGTTCTGGAATGCTAAACTTCTGTATGTTGCTGCATCTGATTCGTCATAGTTGATTGCAGTTGAAGGACGAGTTACAAGTTTACTTGGATCTGTTACGCCGTCGTATATGTGTGTAAAGTTATTTCTATATTCAACGTAAGAACCGTTAGTTACTGTAGCTCGTAAACTACCAAAGAAGTCTTCTGCACTAACTTCGTCTGCTCTAATTTCTAACTTATAAACATTATTACTGTATACACCACCACTTGCTGTAATATCACCAACTGTTTCGCCTATTTGTCCGTCGTTGTCAGTGTCTGACATATTCTGTACGTTTGAAATAACATAGTTAAGTACGCCGGTTGACCCACCGTGGTCAATAGTAATTAATGAGTTAACACTTGGCGGATATCTCATATCAGTTAGATATAGTGTTGTATCTTCAAAAGCATTTGGTGTATCAACTGATGTAAATGCTTTTGCAGGAACAGCCATTGGATATTTAAGTGTAACCTGATCTGGAATCTCGTTTGGATCAGCACCTTCAGCAACTAAGCCAAAGTTACCATAACCATTTGAACCGTTAAGTGATCTAATCTCTGAACCGTTTTTAGCATAGTATGCTACTTGACAGTAGTATGTAAACATACTAACCATCTCAGAGAACGCACCATTGTTAGTTACAAGTCCGTATCCTAAGTCGTTAATTTGTGTAAAGTCGTTACCAAGCATACTTCTGTTACCAGCTGTTTGCAATGATATGTTTCTGTAGTATAGTCCGTCATCAAACTGTGTTTCGTCGTATCCTGTCCCACCATTGGAATCTGCATCTAAGAAAACCTTACACCAACCGTTACTACTATCATATTCACTGATAGCGTTAACTTGATAACGTCTTCCTTCTACATAGAATGGACACGGTAGTTGTGGTGGACGAATAAACAGTCCTTGTCCAGGCTGACTTCGTATCCACATTTCAAAATTATTAATTTTACCATTACCATTAAATGTGCCTGTGTTAATAGTTTGTGGAATGTACACTGGAATGTTACCTGTGAACGCATCAACATACATACCGCCTCTAAAGCGTTTTTGGTTATCACTTTTACTAAACGATGATCCAGTTTGAATATATGGTGATTTAGTTAGAACCTGTCCTGCAGGATCAAGTACAACCATAAAGCCGCCGTGTCCTTGTACAGTAGCATTTCTTAAAATACTAGCGTCTGACATCATAAACACATCCATACCGTCTGCGTCATTGCGCTTTGGTGGATTGTAAGCTGCATCAAATGCAAATACAATTACGTCTACTAGTTGGTCTACAAGTAATACTGTACCACTTTCCCCTGCTCCTAAAGATACATCAGGAACTGTTGCTCCGTTTTGTGCTGGAGCTGTTGCAACTAATAAATCACCTGCAAGTGTTGAAATATAATTGATAGCTTGTACAGTAACAGCTTCTTGTCCACCGAAGCCGTCATTATTAAATTCACTAATATATGCATCGTTGTACTGACCTTGTGTTTCAAGAGCAAACTCTTGTCCGCCTCTTACTAAGTCTTTTACTAATGAATCTACAACTAGCCCAGTGTCTCTTCTACACTTAGCAATGTCATATATTAATGATGGATTATTTGTACTAACAAAGTTGATAACTTCGTCTTGAATAAATGCTTTGTTGCGTTGTATAATGTTTGAAGCAGTGTTATAACTACCTACGTTAGTAACTGTTGCTCCTACATTTTTAAGTGCTGTGTTATCATCTAGATAGTGACGTCCAAAGTAACCTTGTGTAACTCCAACTTGGTTTACAAACGGCTCACCAGTTGTTGCTAATGGAATATCGTCAAATTCTGAATCTCTAAAGAAGTATGTATCTGCCCAAACACTTTGTGATACACGTTTTCTAGGACGAATAATTACTCGTCTAAATTCGTCACCTTTGAGTGATACGTTATTTGAAATCTTAATTGGTAAGTCTTCTTCGTAAATACCTGATTCAACAAAGATAGTAATTTGCTTTTCTCTAACGTAGTTACCATATCTTACAGTTTCGTTTACAGCAAAGTCATTACCAGTTAATTGTATCAATTCAATTGTGTCGTTGTTACTTTCTGTGCCGTCGTTAGTTGTAACTTTAACAACACGACCTCTCGCTCCGGATATATTACCTACTACTACCTTACCTGGAAGAATGTCAGTGTTATCTGGATCTGCTTGATCAACAAAGGTACCTGCACCATTATCTAATACAATTTTATAGTTTCTTCCGAATACAGTGTCTACGCCTGCTTCGATGCCTGCTGACATAATATCAACAATTTGATCAAACTTACCGCCGCTTCCAGTAATTGCAAGTCTTGAAGTGTTACTTGCGTCTGGCTGGTCAAAAGTTTGTAGCAATTTAGTAGCTTCAAAGTCAGATACTCTAGGTTGGAATACTTTACCAATAAGTCCGCCAGTAGTATAAGGTGTATAAGCACTAATGTCCCAAAGCTCGAGTAACTCTGCATCTCTATAAAGTTCAATTACCTTACCATCTAATGCAACATCTGACTGTGCAATGTTTTTAACAAATGCTGATTGGCTTTCAATTTCGACCATTCCGCCCATACTTTTAAATACAACGTGATCTCCGTCTACTAAGCCGTGATCAGTTTGTGTTTGTACTCTAGCACGTTCACTAGCAGTTCCACTAAGTGTAACTAGGTCAACTATTTTTTCGTTATATAATTTGTTCTGTAAAACACTATCAACAAATAATTTTAATTGGTTAATAGATCCTACTGTTTCTGTTTTTTGCTGTGTGATAGCAATTCGACCACTTACACTAGAATAGTATCTTTCAGCAGCAATTCTTGAAAGGTAGTTAGCATTTAGTCCTCTACGAATGTCATATTCAACAGCATCAAGGATTAAGCCAGTGTCTCTTTCACAAGTTGATATTTCATAAACAAACTCTGGGAAAGTATACTTAATCCAACCTGATATTTCTTTTAATAAGTACGCTCTGTTAATTTTAATTAAATCACCAGTTTGTTGTCCATCCCAGGTATCTGTGCCAACAAACCCTGTTGTAGTAACTGTTGACTGGTTTACACCATTTTCATTAGTTACTGTTTGGAAATACGGACCTGGTTCTTCTGGTGATGTTTGAATAACTTCTTCAGCACGTCTTGCGGCAGCATTAATAGTACGATAAGCATAGTTTAATGATGCACCTTCTTTTCCAGGAGGTACGCCAACCATTCTATCATCGCCATCTAAACTAACAAATATATTTTGAGTTGATGCATATCCTGCATTATCAACATAAAACTTTGTTGCAGCTTGTAAATCATCTGCACCATTTGGTTTGCCAAAGCCTTCAAGGTCGCCGGGGTGATCTGAAAGTGTTAATATACCTTCCATAACATCGCCTTGTCTACGGACAATGCTTTCTCTCGGCATAGCAACATCACTTAGATAGTTGCCATCTAAACTAGAATCAACACCAGTGTCAATCATTAGATGTGTGTCATCGTCAGCTTTTATTCCTGAGACATAACTTTTAGCTGCATCTGCGTCAGTATCGTTTACTAGTGCAGCATCTGCTCTTCTAAGGAATACTGATAAAAAGTTCTCAGTAACATATCTTAAAAAGTAAACAGGTTGAACAAGTCCTGTTGCTGATGTAGTAGCTGTAGCTGTAAATACTTCACCAACAACGCCGGTGTCAGCACCAATTGTTGTCCACGGAACATTACCTGCTGTTTTAATTTTATAGGCTTGTCCAATAACTATGTTTAATGCAGCAGTGTCTGACTGTAAGCCTGTTGGATCATTATATACTGAATCAAAAACAAATTTTAATCCGTTAATACTCGTATCATATCCGTGACTTAAAGCTTCAATATTGCCGTTGATATAACGTGAAATACTAAGTTTATATTGATCTTGGCTTAATGGCTCAGCTGCAACTCTAATAGGCAGTCCTGAACTAATGTAGCGTCTATCTGCATAACCTTTGTTAATAACAAGGTCATCGATATTAATGTTTGTACTATGTGTATCGTTAAAGAGCTGTGCGCCGGCTGCTGATACATTAATGTTAGCAATAGAGTTGCCGCCAGCATTTAATGGTGATTGTAAATTAGGTTTACCGTCATCTGCTAGTTCGGTAAATGCTGTACTAATAACTAGCTTTCCGCCTACAGTGTAGTTAAACGCAATTGTGTCAGCTTTAGTAGAATCTAAAGCATTATTAGATGCAAGTTCAACTAAATCAATGGCGCTGCCATCTGTTTTAACTAATGGAATTGTGTTAGGAAGTAATGCATCTGGTGTGTCACTAAGTGCTGTAAAGCTAATTGTTCCACTTTGACCAAAAATTGCATAAACTTCTTGGAAGTTTTCGTTTACTTTACGAAATGATTCTCTAATACTATCGCCGGTGCCGTCATTGCCTTCTACACCAATATTAACGTCTTGTCTTGCCATTTATGAATTCTCCGCTGTGGTTTTATGCTGTAACATAGTTATTTATCGTATCATTTTATAATCTTAATGTAAATACTATTATGTTTATAAGAGAATACAAGTTAAAAACAAATCACATCCGTGTAAGTAAAACTGGTAAAGAGCATCAGTATCATAGAACTAATACTATGGTTGTATTTAGATGTGATAATTGTGATGCAGAGTTTGAACGTGCTAGAGGTAGTATGGATCCAAAGCGTCTAAGCAATAACTACTTTCACGTATGTAGTAACTGTGATGCAAAGGTTTTTGCTCAAAAGAAAGGCGTAGAGCGCAAGCAAATATGGAATATGCCTGCAAGCTCTGAAATGCCTATTAGTAATATTTAAATTGCAGGTATGCTTAACTTATCCATATCAAAGTTTACGCTTACTCCGCATCCACAACTGCTTTGTGCATTAGGGTTTGATATATCAAACATTGATCCCATAATATCTTTTTTGTAGTCTACAACAGTACCTATCATAAACATTATACTAGCAGTCCCAATGATAAAATTAAAGCCTTGACCTGTTGCTATGATTTCGTCGCCTTCTTCAATTTCACCAGCATCGCTAATTGTACCCCAATCGTATTCAAATCCTGCACAGCCGCCGCCCTTCATATTTAAAGTGACAGCGATTGCATTATGTTCTTGGCAGATAGTATCAATCTGCTTTTTAGCTGAATCAGTTAGTGTACAAAATGCCATTTACTCTGACTTCCACATAGTCCAAGCACCATATGCTATTGCGGCATATGCGGCTAATTTAGCAAAAGGTCCTGCAATTAAGACAACTAAGCCAACGCCAATAAGCATTGCTCCGTCCCAAGATGTACGTTCTTCTAGTCTACTGTTAATCCATTTCTTAATCATATTTGTTCTCCTTGTGTATGAATATTTAGTAAATATAGTTCCAAAGGAGAAAATTATGTTTAAATGGTTAAAACGGGTAATGGGATATGGAACAGTTGAATCAGTTATTGAAATGCAGTTTCCATCAGAGCCTCGCAAGTTAGATATTGAGAAAACAGTTACTAAAAAAGTATCACCTAAAAAAGTAGCATCTAAGAAAAAAGCAGTTGATTTGTCTACAATGAAAAAAGATGAATTACTTGCTCACGCAAAAAAGTCAAAAGTAAAAGTTAATGCAAGTATGAAAAAAGCAGATATTATTAAAGCTATCTCCGCTGCATAACAGCTGAAGTTAATTGCTGAATAGCTGTTTCCTGCTTGTTAGCTTTACGTTCTAACGTAGTAATAGCAGCTCTTTGCTTTCTTGATTGTTCTTCTAAACTACGAACATATTCTAGTGTCGGAAGTTCTCTCGAGCTGCCGTCTTCGCTTACCATCGTTAGTGTATCTACACCTTGACCTCTAAGGCCACCGGTGACTCTGTTTGGATTTTTATCAGACGCAGTCGGTAACGAAGGACTTGCTTTGCGGCTGTACATTCTGTTTAAATAGCTCATAGTGTTCTAACTCCTCTTTGTATTTATATAGGTCAATGCTTGCTAGATTCTTACACTTGCTCTCGCACATAATATCTGTGTAAGGCAAAAAGCTCAACGCCCAGTCATTAACAAGTTGGTTAGGATAGTAATCACTGTGTCCACGTAGCTTACCTTTTTTGTAGCCTGCTTCTAATAGTGCCGGCATATCAGGTAATGTATCGTGTGCATAGCCTTCGGG